AAAAAAACCAGTAGCTAATACTTCTGTCGCTTTATTTGGAGATGATCTAGATAAAGGTTTTGAAAATATGACGCAACAAGATCTTGCGTTACCTTTCATCAGAATATTAGGACAGCTATCACCACAGGTAACTGAAGGTGATGCTAAATATGTTGTTAATGCTAAACCAGGCAACATATATAATACAGTTACGAATGAACTGTATGATGGTAAAAAAGGAATTAAAGTTATTCCTTGTTACTATAAGAAAGACTTCACAGAATGGAGCGATAGAGGAGAAGGATCTTCAGCTCCAATTGCTAATCACTTACCAAACAGTCCTGTAATAGCGACTGGTAAGAGAGAAGGATCTAAAGTTAGATTACCTAATGGTAATTATCTTGAAGAAACTGCTTCTTACTATGTGATGGTAGAAACTAAAGCAGGTGGATTTACTCCAGCTTTAATTACTATGAAGTCAACACAGTTAAATGTAAGCAAGAAGTGGAATGCAATGATGAAAACTGTTCAGATTCCTGACGGTAACGGCGGATTTGCAGTTCCTCCAATGCATGGTGTTGTATACAACTTATCTTCTACTTTACAAAAAAATGATAAAGGTAGTTGGTACGGTTGGACTGTAACACAAGACCGAATTTTAGACACAAAAGATAAATCTTTGTACTTAAGTGCAAAAGGTTTTGCTGGTGATGTCAGAAAAGGTAGTGTGCAAACAAAGGTTGATATAGAAGAGAGAGTAACGGAAAACGTTCCGTTTTAAATAAAAATAATGGGGTCTAGAAATAGACCCCATAACAGTAAAAGAATAGTATGAAAGAAAAATTTAAAGAAATATTTACTGGCTTGCAAAGTGCCTATGGTCAGTATCAAAAAGGGGAACGTAGTGAAACTGGTAAACAAAAAGGTAAAGCATTTATTATTAGAAAACCCATTACAGATAATCTTTGGGAAGACCATCTTAATGGCGTTGATCCTGCTCTTGGTATTATTCCTATTAACGAAAATAATAATTGTAAGTGGGGCTGTATTGATATTGATCAGTATAATCTCAATCATAAAGAATTAATACAAAAAATTAGAAATTTAAAACTTCCATTAATAGTATTTAGATCTAAATCAGGTGGAGCACATATATTTTTATTTACAAAAGAATTTATTTCAGCTGAATTAATGCAGACTACATTAAAAAAAATTTCTGATTCTTTAGGGTATCAAGGTGTTGAAATATTCCCTAAACAAACAGAAATACTTGTGGAACGTGGGGACACAGGTAATTTTTTGAATCTTCCCTACCATAATCAAACAAAAGGACTACGATATGCGTTCGATGATAATGGCGCCGCTTTGTCAGTTGAGGAATTTTTTAAGCTCTATGATATTTACGCGCAAACAAAAGAAGAAATTGAAAAAATTGAAATCAAAGAAACGAAGATAGAAGAAGCATTTAAAGATGGGCCTCCATGTTTAAATAGATTAGCTAAAGATGGTTTTGGAGAAGGATCTAGAAATAATGCATTATTTAATGTTGCAATATATTTTAAACAATCCAGTCCAGATACTTGGCAAGATAAAGTTGTTGAAGCTAATTTAAAATACATGAGCCCACCTTTAAATAACAGTGAAGTACAACAATTATTAAAATCAATAGGTAAAAAAGGTTATGATAAATACAGATGTAAACTTCCACCTATTAGTGATGTTTGTAATTCTACTTTATGTAGAACTAAAAAATTTGGAGTTGGTTCAGATCAAGAGGCTATGCCAATACTTGGTAATTTAACAAAATATAATTCTAATCCACCTCAATATTTTTTAAGTGTAGGTGAAGGAAAAAGTCAAAAAAGAATAGAATTAAAAGCAGAACATTTAGCAAATTCAATTTTATTTTCTGTGGCAATATTAGAAAAAGCAGATTTAGTTATACCAAAATTAAAAGACAAAGATTGGAGAGAATATTATTTAAAGCCATTAATGGATAATTTACAATCTGTTGAACCATTAGAATCTTTAGATCCAATTAATCAAATAATATCTTTATTACAAGATTGGACTACGAATAGACAAAACGCAAGAACAATAGATGATATTTTTAATAAACTTCCGTATACGGATGATAAAAGAGAATTTACATATTTTAGAATGGATGATTTTTATAATTTTTGTAAAAAAAATAATTGGGAAATGGATAAAGGTAAAACAGGAAATTTAATTAAACAATTAAAAGATAAAGGAATATTTATATCTGAAGTTAGAATGAAGATTAAAGGTCAAGAACCAAGATTAGTTAAAATTAACGCTATGAAGAAATTAGAAGCTTCGATATCTCAAGTTAAATATCAAGAACAGCATTTCTAATGAAAATAGGTGTTAATTGGTACTTAAAATATACTCAAGCTTTACAAGAAATAGAAAAATTAAAGTTTGAATTAAATGTAATGAAAAGGAAATATGAAAACTATAATTCTAGGTCCACCAGGAACAGGGAAGACAACAACTCTGTTAAATCTAGTGGACGAATTTATAAAACAGGGAACTAAACCCAAAGAAATTGGGTATTTTTCTTTTACAAAAAAAGCAGCTACCGAAGCTGCAACAAGGGCATCAGAAAAATTTAATTTAAGTATCGCACATGATTTAGTTTATTTTAGAACACTACATTCATTTGCTTTTAGATTATTAGGCATAACTAAAGATAAAATGATGAGTAAAGAAGATTATAAAGAATTTGGTAGAAGGTGTAATATACCTATAAAGACAGCTGTCTATTCAGAAGAGGATGGCATTTTTAATTCTGATAATGAATATTTAACTATTATTAATACAGCTAGAGTTAAAAAAATGGATTTATTGGAATATTATGATTTAAGAACAAATATGTTAGATATAGAAAGAGATACATTATTTTTATTAGACCAAGAACTTAAAAAATATAAAGCAGAAAAAGGATTAAAAGATTTTACAGATTTATTAGAAGAATTTATTCAAAAAGATAAAGCTCCAAAATTTAAAGTATTATTTATAGATGAAGCACAAGACTTATCTCATTTACAATGGGAGATGGTTAGAACTATATGGAATAAAGCAGAAAAAACTTATATAGCAGGAGATGATGACCAAGCTATATTTAGATGGGCAGGAGCCGATATAGATCACTTTATAGCATTAAAGAATGAAGTAGATGAGATAAAGACTTTAAATCAATCTTATCGTATTCCTGGTGGTCCTATACATGAATTATCACAAAAGATTATATCTAAAGTTAAGAATAGATATGAAAAAATTTATAATCCACGTAAAGAAATAGGTATTTTAAAATATTATACAGATATTACTCAAGTAGATATGTCACAGGGAGAATGGCTTGTATTAGCATCTGCAAATCATTTTTTAGATAATATCAAGGAAGTATGTGAATTACAGGGTTGGTATTATCAATATAAAGGAATGAATTCTATTTCATTGGAATTATTATTAGCTTTAAGTAATTGGGAAGATTTTAGATCTGGTAAAGAATTAAATTATTTACAAATTAAAAATATATATAAATATTTAGGTGCCAATGTAACGCCTGGGTATAGAGATGCTAAAACATTAAAAGCAGAAGAAAAATACACCATTAAAGATTGTATACAAAATCATGGTTTACTTACAGATAAAGTATGGTATGAATCATTTGAAGGTGTTGATACTATTACAGAGAATTATATTAGAAATATGAGAGCAAATGGTGAGAAGATAAATAAAACTCCTAGAATTATTTTATCTACTATTCATGGCGCTAAAGGTGGTGAACGTGAAAAAGTTTTAGTTTTATTAGATCTTACAATGGCTGCTATTAAACAAGGCGACGAAGATGCCGATGATTTACATAGATTATTCTACACAGCATTTACAAGAGCTAAACAAGAATTACACATCGTAGACCCAAGAAATTTTAACAGAGCGTATACGATATGATGTTACGAAATGAGATAGGAAGGTTCATATACAGGAGTGTGGTAGCTTCTTGCAACGGCGAAGTTGGTTCGGGTCTTTCTAATCTCATGGTTCACATAACATTTCCCGTTAAACCAACATCTACCACATTAACTTAATTAAATAAAAACATGACAAACAAAACTTTTTTTAAACAAGTAGGCGGTGCTCATTATAAAAAAATGAAAATACAACCCTCTAAATTTATAAATGAAAATGATTTACCTTTTGCTGAAGGTAATGCGATTAAATATATATGTAGACATAAATTAAAAGGTAAAAAAGAAGATATATTAAAAGCAATTCATTATTTAGAAATGATTATTGAGAGAGATTATAATGAGTAGAACTATACAACAACCATTGTTTATTCCACAAACAGAATGGGTGGTGCCAGAAGAATTAAAAGATTTACGTGGTCATAAAGAAATTGCAATAGATTTAGAAACCTGTGATCCAGAGTTACTTGAACTAGGATCGGGGAACGTTACTGGTCGTGGTAAAATTGTAGGTGTTGCAGTAGCAGTAGAAGGTTGGTCAGGTTATTATCCAATAGATCATCAAGGTGGTGGTAATATGGATAAGAAATTAGTTTTAAATTGGTTACAAGATTTATTTAAACAAGACGCTAGATTTGTATTTCATAATGCAATGTATGATGTTTGTTGGTTAAGATCAGCAGGTCTTAAAATGCCAGAAAAAATTGTAGATACAATGATTGCGGCATCTTTAGTAAATGAAAATAGATTAAGTTATAGATTAGATACACTTGCAAAAGAATATGCAGGGATAGGTAAAAACGAAACAGTATTACAAGCAGCAGCAAAAGAATATGGAATAGATCCTAAAAAAGATATGTGGAAACTTCCATCTATGTTTGTTGGTCAATACGCTGAAAGAGATGCTGAATCTACTTTAAAGCTTTGGCACAGAATGAAAGTTGAATTAGATGACCAAGATCTTTGGACTATATTTAATATGGAAACAAAATTATTTCCTTGTCTTGTTGATATGAGATTTAAAGGTGTAAGAGTAGATGTTGAAAAAGCAGAAAAAATTAAAAAACATTTGATTAATGAAGAAAATAAAATAGTTAATAAAATCAAAGACTTAACTGGTGTTTCTGTAGAATTATGGGCTGCAGCTTCTATTGCAAAAGTGTTTGATGTTTTAAAATTACCATACGATAGAACTGAAAAAACTAATGCTCCAAGCTTTACAAAAAACTTTTTATCAAACCACCCTCACGAAATTGCACAAGACATTGCAAACGCTAGAGAGATTAATAAAGCTCATACAACTTTTATTGATACGATAACTAAACATTCTGTTAAAGGAAGAATACACG